TAAACGCTAGTGGCTTTAAGTACGATTTTTCTAGTCATACTAACAGAGATCACATCTACATGGCAATCAGGCGTGGCCCACTCGCTGCACCAGAAGACGCCACTAAGGTTTTTAATGTAAATGCTAACACTGTTTCTGGCGTAGAGCCAGTTTCAGGTTTTGTTACCGACTTTGCAATTGCAAACTACGCAAGCTCAACAACTGCTTGGTATTTAACAACTAGGCTGCAAGGTAATCAATTTTTAAGTTCCAATGCCACAGATGCGGAAGCTACTATTAACCATACTGCATGGGATAGAATGGATGGTGCATATAATGCAAACATGACAGGTTATCAAATATGGCATTGGAAACGTGCACCCTCGTATTTCGATGTGGTTGCTTACTCAGGCACAGGAAGCGCAAGAACTGTGGCTCATAACCTCGGTGTAGTTCCTGAGATGATATGGATTAAGTGCCGTAGTAATATAGATAATTGGGCTGTTTTTCATAAAGATATTGGTGCAACTAAAGTTATATTTTTAAATAGTAATATTGCAGCAGCAACACTTTCAACAAGATTTAATGATACAGCCCCTACTTCTAGTGTGTTTACAGTGGGTACTGATGCAGAAGTAAATGGTAGCGGTAGAACCTACATAGCCTACCTTTTCGCTACTGTTGCTGGTGTATCCAAGGTGGGAAGCTATACTGGTGATGGAACGGCAGGTAAGGTTATTGACTGTGGTTTTAGCAGTGGTGCTAGGTTTGTGTTAATTAAGGAGTCAAGCGATACTGGTGGTTGGTTTGTTTATGACACAACAAGAGGAATAGTTGCAGGAAATGACCCTTATTTACATTTAGATAGTACAAATGCTGAAAACACTTCAACAGATAGCATTGACCCTAACTCTAGCGGTTTTGCTGTAAATTATTCAAATACAAATGCTAACGGTCAAACATACATCTTCTACGCAATCGCATAATCAACTGACAAAAAGGAGTATCAACTGATGTCAGAATATCGTGAAAGAACAACAGGCGAAGTTAAAACGCAAGGCGAGTGGCGTGCAGCATTTCCGCAAATGGCATTGCCTAGGGTATGGGGTGCTAACGTTTGTGACAGTATGAACATTGACCCTGTACTGGCAAGCCCAGCGGCTACAGTTAGCGCATATCAAGTAAGTGTACGTGATGGTGTCGAGCAAAACGATAACGGTGATTGGGTAGAAAAATATGTCGCTAGGGATATGTTTGCTGATACTACGGACGAGGATGGCAAGACGACCACCAAAGCAGAACATGAGGCTGCGTATCAGGCAACGCTAGATGCGACTACAGCTGAAGGTCACAGAGCCACCAGAGATGCAAAACTTGCTGAGACAGACTTTTACGCATTGTCAGACGTTACAATGTCTAGCGAAATGACCACGTATCGCCAAGCCTTGCGAGATTTACCCACGCATGACAACTGGCCTAATTTGGAAGATGCTGATTGGCCTACTAAGCCGTAAGGAGTAAATTATGCTAGGCTTTAACCCGATAGCAGCATCTCCATTAGGAGCAATGGCAGACGGCGGATTACTTGCTGACGACATCATTGCAGGCGTACCAACTATATCGGCTGTTACAATGGCAGAGGACGAGACGTTTGCAATTGCAGACATTACTCTGACGCCAGTAGTTGATAGTATTGCCGTATCAACCACTTACGTAATGGATGTGCCGGATCTTACGTCTACTCCAACAATAGACAATGTCACAATAATATCGCAGCAAATCCTTACAATGAGCGACATAACAGTTGGAACGCCAGTTGTAGATGTTGCGTCTATGACATTTTTCTTCGATTTTACGGCGACAGAGATAGCGTCTGGAGCGCCAGTGGTTGACGCTGCACAAGTCGAACAGACAAACAACTTTACAGTGACAGAGATTACGACAACTCCAACCGTAGACAGCATTACGTTTGTGCAGACACATATTTTAACGGCGACAGAGATAACGGCAGGCACGCCGACAATACCAGTACGTTTTTTATGGGACGTGCAGGAAATTACACCAGAGACATGGACAACTATTTCTGGTACAACAGAGACATGGACGGTCGTGCAAGACGCGGCATAGAGGAGAAAGTAGATGGCGTTATCAATAACCAAGGCGACAGTAGGCGGATCTGAGGATACATGGGGAACCACAACAAACACGGCATTGGACAACATTGTATCCGAGATAAACAACAACGCAGACGGCACAAACGCAACCACGCCAAACATGACGTCATTGCAGATTGGCGGCGTGGCAATGACAAGCACGGCTGCGGAGCTTAACAAGCTAGACGGCGCAACTGTTACCACGGCTGAGATTAACATACTTGATGGCGATACAAGTGCTACGTCTACAACCGTCGTTGATGCAGACCGCGTTGTATTTAACGATGCCGGAACAATGAAACAAGTGGCGCTCTCAGACATAAAGACGTACATCAATGCCTCCGCAGGATCTGGCTCGGTTACAAGCGTTGGAGTAACTGTGCCAACTGGATTAAGCGTCAGTCCATCGACGATTACAACAAGCGGAACATTTGCAATCGATCTAGCTAGTGGCTACAGCATCCCGACTACGTCTAGCCAATCAAATTGGAATACTGCTTATGGGTGGGGTGATCATTCTACACAAGGTTACTTGACTTCTGCCGCGCCAACTTCAGCGCAAGTTGGTTCTGCTACGGCAGGGCTATCCTTTGGCGATGTCGGTACATATGCCTTTTTAGTTAAAAGCGGTACATCAATTAGCTCTGGTGGCACATTAGCAGGGTCTAACTTAATAAGCGGCGGTGTCAACGCTATTCAAACTTTAACTAGTTCAAACACTGTCTACGACGCTGATCTGACGGGTTTAGCCCGTGGGGATACCACCATGACTTCATACGGAACTTGGCGAGCTATGGGGTCTGTAACTTACAATAGCTCTAGCGCATATGGTAGAGGAACAGTTTGGTTGAGGATTTCATAATGAGTATACAAATTACAGAATATAGAAACGCGCAATCTCTAAACGCAGATAATACTTGTGTGGATGTTGAGATAAATCATCCAGATTATGGGTGGATACCTTATACCATAGATCCACGCGACACAGATATGACTGTGAACAATGAGGATTTATTAGCTTTAATTGGCTCAGACTTCACTGCATACACTGCACCAACTCAAGCAGAGTTAGATGCACAAGCAGCAAGCGAAGCAAGGATGACAAGAGATTATTTACTTCGATCAGAAGTAGACCGTATCGTGTCCAACCCTCTTCGTTGGGCAGATATGACATCAGAAAAACAAACTGAGTGGGCGCAGTACCGTACAGACCTATTAAACGTGCCGCAGCAATCGGGATTTCCAAACACTATTTCATGGCCAACAAAACCAGAGTAACGACATGCCGCTAATACCGCTAAAAATTCCTGCCGGATTTTACAGAACAGGCACAGACCTTGATGCAGCCGGTAGGTGGCGTGACGGGTCACTTGTGCGATGGAGAGACGGGTCACTTAGACCGATTGGCGGTTGGCGTGTGAACGAAAATATAGCCTCGATTACAACTAATGCGCCGCGTGGGATGCACACATGGGAAAGTAATAACGGAACAAGATATGTTGCAGCCGGATCATATAACGAGCTGTTTGCCGTTGTATCTGGCGGTACGGCATACGACATTGCGCCTACAGATTTGACGGCAGGATCTGAAAGTGCATCTGTAAACATCGGCTACGGATACGGCTTTTACGGATCTGGCACATACGGCACGCCTCGGCCAGACACTGGTAATCTTTCTCCTGCAACTACTTGGTCCCTAGATAATTGGGGTGAGTATCTTTTAGCGTGCTCCACGGCAGACGGTAGGATCTTAGAGTGGCAGCTTGGCACGTCGTCTAAGGCCGCAGTAGTAGCCAACGCGCCGACCAATAATCTGGGCATAATCGTAACCGAAGAGCGATTTGTATTTGCGCTTGGCGCAGGCGGTAATCCTCGTAAAGTAGCCTTTTCAGATCGTGAGGATAATACAACTTGGACGCCGGCCTCGACAAACGAAGCAGGAGACATAGAGCTGCAAACGTCAGGCCAGATAGAGACGGCTATAAGAACCCGTGGTCAGACGCTTATTCTGACAGATGTCGATGCCCACACGGCTCGATATATAGGGCCGCCTTATGTGTACTCTTTTCAACGAGTTGGCACGTCCTGCGGCACTATATCAAGGCGTGCGGCAGCCGACGTTGATATGGGTGTTTTCTGGATGGGCAACGGCGGTTTTTTCCGTTTTGACGGAAATGTCGTGTCAGAAATACCTTGCGCCGTACATGATTATGTCTTTGGCGACTTAAACACTTCACAGAAAAGTAAAACGTGGGCGTTTACAAATGGCCAGTTTGGAGAAATCTGGTGGTTTTACTGCTCTGGCAGCTCAACAGAAATAGACAGATATGTTGCTTTTGACTACAAGGAAAACCATAGGAAGCCTTTCGCGCACCTCCGGCGCATCTAGAGGCGTGTTTGAATATCCTATGCTTATGGGGCAAGATGGAGCCATGTTCGACCATGAGGTTGGCTTGAGCTACGTTGACACTCAAACATACACGGTCACAGTTGCAAGCGTTGGCGGTGGTAACAGGTTTATTTTAGACGGCAGCAACTATCCTGCAATTACACTTAAACGCGGATACACTTATGTCTTTGACCAAAGTGATAATTCTAATTCAAATCACCCGATTGCTTTTAGAACGTCAGACGACACTTCGTATACCTCTGGAGTTACAGCTACTGGAACCGCAGGAAGCTCGGGGGCAAAGACAACTTTTGTCGTGCCAAGCGATGCGCCTGCAAGCTTAAAATATTACTGCACCGTGCATGGTAATTCTATGGGCAATAATATTACCGTGACCGACGCAGATGGCGTATTTGCAGAAAGCGGCCCGTTTAGCATGGGATCTGGCGATAGAATTATGCAGGTAACTGACCTCATTCCAGACGAAAAAACGCAAGGCGACGTAAACATTAAGTTTAAAAGCAGATTTTATCCAAACGCAACAGAATCAACGCACGGCCCCTACACGCCTGCCAACCCTACAGCCGTCAGGTTTTCTGGTCGCCAGATACGTATGAGAGTTGAGGGCGACACGCCATACGCGGCTTGGCGCGTTGGCACTATGCGTATTGATGCTAAAGCAGGTGGACGTAGATAATGGCAGCACCGGTACTCCCACCTATTGGCGACGACATAAAAGCATGGGGTCAAAACCTAACGACGTATTTACAGCGTCAATTATCGCGTTTTTATCATAAAACTACAGACGATAACCCTTCTGAGGATGGCGTCGTGCTTTGGGACACCTCTAAAAAATATGCAGTTATTTCATCAAGCGGCGCATTTAGGCAGCTAGCTACAAAGCAAGCCACTCCTGCGTCTAGCGTTGGCTCTACTGGCGACGTTATCGGCATGATTGCGTGGGATACAAATTACATTTACATTTGCACTGCGTCTTATGACGGCTCTACGGCTATCTGGAAGCGTGTCGGATTAAGTACGTGGTGATAGGGGTGTAAATATGTTAGATAATGTTGTAAGATTAGACGCAAAGCCAAAGGTAAGCATATTACCCGTGTTAACTGAAGACTTTGATGATTACATTAGCGAGGGGATGGAGTTACTGGCTCCGGCGATACTGAGGCAATCTCACAACGTCACAATGCAGGACGTTGAAGACGACATAAGAGAAGGTGGATCTGTCATGTGGCTTATTCATCTCGAGGACAAGTTAGTAGCAGCCATGACAACCGTGGTTGTAAAGCACCCTCAAAGAAAAAATTTAAAGATTGAATTTATTGGCGGTAAACGCATGAGGCAGTGGATGAACGAAGCAATAGACCTAATGAAAAAATTAGCTTTAGACGCAGGGTTAGATGCCGTCGAAGCTGACGGCAGAAAAGGTTTTGAAAAATATGTAGACACGTCGCCGTTTCAAGCGATGTATACTCATTATGAGATGGAGTTAAAATAATGGGATCTAAAACAGAAACAAAAGAAATGCCGGCCTTTCAGCAAGAGTTTCTCGAAGGCACGGTAATACCATTTGCTCAAGACTTTTTAGCGAAAGACTTCCAGCCATTTACTGGTCAAAGAGTTGAAGGCATGACACCATTAGGGCAACAAGCGTTAGCCGGCTATGGTGGTTTAGATATGGGAGCGCCTTTATATAGTCAAGCTGCGGATGCTTATGGCGGATTATCAACAATGCAAGCTCCCACAATGGGTGCAGCTCAAATTGGTGACGTAGGCAGCCTTGCTAGTGCAGATTTGTCTCAATACATGAATCCATTTCAAGATGCAGTAATAGACAGAAGCTTATCTCGATTAGCTGATTTTCAAGACCAAGATTTAAATACGTTGGGCGCACAAGCCGAAGCTGCTAAAGCTTTTGGCGGATCTCGGCAAGGAGTGCAAGAAGGTTTAACACGAGAAAAGTATGGCCAACAAGCTTCCGATTTAATAACAAACGCTAATTTAAGAAATTTTGAACAAGCGCAACGCGCAGCATCGTCTGACATTGCCAGAGAACAAGACAGAGTGCTCAAGCAAGCTGCTTTCGATCAACAGGCAGGTCTTACAAATACGCAAGCTATCTTAGACGCTGCAAGACTTAGGGGGTCAGGCGCTGCCGGACTTGGCAATGTTGCAGGAAGTCAAACTCGAACTAATCTTGCAGGATTAGGCGCAATGGCAAGCGCAGCCGAAGCAGAAAGACGGCTAGGTCAAATGGGTCGAGACTTTGCTTTTGAACAATATATGATGGAACAAAACTTTCCACTTACCCAGTTTGGCGTGCTTACTGGCGCAGCCGGAGCAGTTCCGCAAGGTTACGGCACAACGAGAACGCGAGATCCTATGGGCACATTTGGCAACTTACTAGCAGGCGCAGGCGCTTTTGGGCAAGGCTTTCCGATGTTATTTTCTGATGTCAGGCTGAAAGAAAACATAGTGAGCGCCGGTAAAATATTAGATGTAAGCTTTTATCGTTGGGATTGGAATGATAAAGCTAAAGAAATCGGCGCAGACAGCGATCCAACATTTGGAGTTATGGCGCAAGAAATTGAAACAAGTTATCCAGAATATGTTATTATCGGTGACGACGGCTATCGCCGCGTGAATTATAAAGGGCTGTACGCGGAATTAGGGGTGTAACATGGAAAATTATTTACTTACAGAAGACGACATAAAGCTCTTAAACCAATCTAACGCCATTAAAAACACAATGGCCGTAGCCGGTGATGTAGCTACGCCAGAGGAATTAAATGTTTTATTTCCTAGCGGCAACATGCCTGCTCAACAAAATAGAAATATCGTACAAAATCAAAATGCAATTATGTCAGCAACTCCAATGCCCAACCCAAATTCTCTTGAGGTGCGTAATGTAGATCCAAGAGTTGAGCCACCCGTGCCGCTGCCAGTGGATTTAGCAGGTATGGGTTTACTTGATACCCAAGTAACCGATGATCCTTTTGACAATTTGTCTAAAACGCAGAGAAGAATGCTTGCATTTGCAGGTATCAGAGATGCAGGTCTTGCTTTGCAAGGTAAAGAGGGAAACTCAGTAAATAACTTGATGACTCAGTTTGCTAAACGAGCTGACATAAACCGCAAGGCTCAAGCAGTTGCGGCGCAAAGACAAGCTATGGCAAATTTATCAAGCCTAGATAGATCTAATCCAGAAGCTTACAGAGCCGAAGTGATGCGGTTGTTGTCCCTTAACGTAATTGATGGCCCAACTGCTAACATAATGCTGCAAGACGCAGAGAGAACTTCACAAAGGCAAAGAGATGTTATTAGCTCAACTGTTATGTTAGATCAAATAGACGCATTACTTTTTGATCCTGCATTAGATCAAGCTTTAGGATTAGAAGGGTTTTTACGCAGAACGGCTGCGGATTTAAATTTAGACCCAGATACAGCGAGAGTAAAAGGTCGGCTCGATCAAGTCATAGGTAAAGCATTTTTAGAAGCATATAAAACTCTAAAAGGCGGAGGCCAAATTACAGAGCTTGAAGGTAACAAAGCACAAGCCGCAGAAGCAAGATTATCTACAGCGCAAAGACCAGAAGATTTTAGAGAAGCTTTAAGAGAGTACAGATTTTATATCGAGCAAGGTGTTAAAAGATTGCAAGGTGAAGACATACCGCCTGATACACTTTACGAAAGATCAAACGATCCAATAGGGATATTTCCATAATGTCAGAACTTTTATTAGAGTTTAGAAAAAAATACCCAGAATATGAAAATGTAAGTGACGCAGACTTGAAGCGTGGATTATATGATAAGTTCTACGCTGAACGGTTAACTTATGAAGAATTTGAAGAAAAATTAAATAAAGTTCCTCGCAGTAAAGCCGAAGATTTAAGAGACTCTTTGGTTTCTGGCGCTTTGCAAGGTGCATCTGAGACTGTAGATTTTGTCAGTCCTATCGCTGAACGAGTTATGAATTTGCCAATGGAGATTACGAAAAAACTTAAATTAATGGAGCTGTTAGGATTTCCAGAAGGATCGTCAGAAAAAGCATTTCCACAATTAGCACCAAAAGACCCAAACCAACCAACCGTAAGGCAAGCAGTATCTGATTTAACTGGTGGATATAGTGAGTATCAACCACAGACATTTGAGGGCGAATACATGCAAACCCTCGGTCAATTTGGTGGTGGTTCGCTTACAATGCCTTTAGGCGGCCCTGTGAGGTCATTGGCCTCGTCAATTATACCTGCTCTTGGCAGTGAGACCGCAGGCCAACTTACGCAAGGAAGTGAATACGAAGGATTAGCAAGAACTTTAGGAGCTCTTGGATTACCTGTAGCTCAAGCTGTAACAACTCCTGCGCTTCGTAGATTGGCAAGAGGTAATCCAGACGATATTTTGAGCAATTTATCGGGTAGCCAAAGAGCTAATTCAGTCGATCTATTAAGACGAGAAGGTGTAGATAACATTAGTGCAGGCCAACAAATAGGCTCTCCTAATTTAATGATGTTAGAAGGCGCAGAAAATGCGTCGCTTTTATCCAAGCAGCAATTAACACAAGCTGCTTTACGGCAGGCCGGCACAAACGCCGATCTTGCTACGCCACAAGTAATGAACCAAACCCGTTTAAGAATTGGTAAAGTATTTGATACAGTGGACGGGCTTGCCGGAGGAGTTCCTAGAGCGCAGGAAGTAAATAACATGATTAGAGCTGTGCAAAAAGCACAAGGCGATTTGACAGTTGGCGAGGTTCCTAAAAATTTAACAAATATTGTAAAAGGCTTTAGAGATGCGGTTAAAAATAAATCTGCGGTAAGTTCAGACAATATTTCTCAAATTAGAACAGATTTAAATGAAGCAATGGGTCGATTTTTAAAAGCCAATGAAATGATTAGTTACGATTTGGCTTATAAATTAAAAGAGTCTTTAGACGATATTGTGGCACGGCAAATTCCCAAACAGTTACTTCCAAGTTTAGATAACGCTAGAGATCAGTATCGAGCATACCTTACAATAGAAAGAGGTATGGGCGGCGGAGGCGCAGAAGTTGCGTCAGGGTTATTATCTGCCGAGCGTTTATCTGGCGCAGTCAGAGCTAGAGAAGGTAAAAGCTTTGTCAAAGGTACAGGAACCGACCTTAACGATATTGCAAGGGCGTCGCAGGAAGTCTTAACCGCATTGCCTGCGGTATCTGCCGGCGGCAGAAGAGTAGAAGATAATTTATTTAAATTTGGTAAAGATCTTTTGCCTTCGACCTACGCAAGATTTGCTCAAGAAACGCTACCGCTAAGCACAAGTCAGGCAGTATTCCCTAGCCTGTTTGAACGCATTGCACGCCAAACAGGCGGCTTGTTAAATATTAACTAGCTTTCTTAGCTTTCTTTTTCGGCGCTTTGCCACCCTCCCATGCTTCATTTACATCAGGCGTGGTTTTGTCATCTGCTTTTAGAGTTCCATCTGAATTACGCGCTCGCTTCGGTTTTGCTGCCTCAGTAAGTGCCTCTAGCTCTTCGGCTTGACGCTTGATAACTGCCGCAGCATCTGTGCAAGCCTGCATCATTGCCCTTGGATTTGATATTCTATGTGGAAGCTCCAACAGCATTACTAAATTTTTTTCTTTCTCACTTAACATTTTATTCTCCGTGACGTTAACATTATTTAAACTACCATATGTCGCTTGTTTTTCAATAGTATAAGCTATATCTTGCTGATATACCTCTGAGAGCCTCTTGCCTGTAGGCTCTTACAACTTCCCCGAGCCTCTTCCTCATTTTGATGCTCGGGGTTTTTTTATTTGACATAGTTGTTAACTGTAGGTTAACTTGATAATCCTATAAAAACAAAAAGAGGTTATATAAAATGTTTAATAGTAATGAATTTCAACCGCATATTTTGAAGTCAGATGAAATTGAGAGTAAGATTTTATCTATCACGCCAAGTTTGGCGGCAAAATGGTTACATAATAATAATTACGGTAACAGAGCAATAAGCCCTAAAGTTGTAAGAAATTATGCACACCAAATGAAATTAGGCAGATGGATGTTAAGTCCACAGCCAATTGTCTTTTCTAGACAAAAAGGTAGATTACTAGACGGGCAACATAGATTATGCGCGATTGTAGAAAGCAAACAAACAATCAAAGCACACTGCTCAGTTGTCAAAAATGATGCAGTTTTCAAAGTTTTAGATCAAGGTAAAAATAGAACTAATGCTGATATTTTAAACTTACCGAATACTATTGTTGGCCCAATGCAGTTTTTGTTGCGTATTGATACGCATAGAAATGTGAAAGTAGTTTCGACTGACATAGAACCTTTTTTAAATTCTACTTTGCATCATCGTTTAAATCATATTGTCGAGACAATACAGCCAAGAGATAAGCGATTCAAGAATATGCCGTTTCGAGCAGCATTTGCCGTGGCAACCTGTACAGGCGCAAGTTACGACAAATGCTCTGAGGCATATCGTGCATTATCTCATTTGGATTTTGAAAACTGTAATGAGATAATGAAAACTTGCTATTATCAATTTGACAGAGGTTTTGAGATGAGCCGCGTGAATAGTAACAACCGCACTAACGAATATTTTATTAGAGGTTTGTATCTTTTTTATAATTTAGATAGCGGAAAATCTTCTATCAAAATAAGTGAACAGTTTAAGTATGAATGTAAAAACAAAGTCAGGCTAGTGATGGAAACGTGGAGGAGCGGCAAATGAAACTGGATGATGTAATGGTCGATCTTTTTAATTGTGATAAGTCAGAGCGACGTAGAATTTTAGAAGAAACGATTTATCAAGTTAAATGGAAAAACATGCGTAAAGTTGAGCGGCAAAACATTAGAGAAAAGTCTATGATTCATCGCGGTACTGCAAAGACAGAGGTAATTAAAAATGATTAAGTATTTTACGTTTATGATTATGACTTACTTTGTGGAGGGTGAGCAGCTAACCTATAACATATTGTTTCCGTCTTATGACGCTTGCAGCCATTCTAAGACCGCTATGTATGCCATAACAAGACCTCACCTAGATGATGTCCATATTTATTGTAAAGGCACTCACCACGCTTTTAATGAGCTTATAAAGCCAAAGCCAAGGCCGAAGGTGAATAAATGACAGAGCTACCGGAACATTTTGCAATCGCTCAAAAGATTATCGAAAGAGCTGAGCGTGGCATACCACAAGACCGGTGGATACGAGGCGACCACGAGATGGTCGCCTTTGTAAAAGCTATGATCGATTTGTCTGATGCTTATGCTAGATTACAGCAAGAGATAATCGATAGAGGATCTCAGTCGATGAGCATTGACCCAGAGAACACTTAAACAATCGATAAGGCGAGCTCTAGAGTTTCTTTGTTTCGCCTTGTCCACCCCTTTCCGTAATGCTCAAAATCATCTAACGACTCATAAAAATTTTGACGTCCGTAGTAATAGTTGTCGAGCACCTCTTTTGGATCTCTGTCATGCACTGCCGCAATAGTCATCTTTCCGATAGCACCATCTACAGTTAAACCTCCAGTGGCTTTCTGTAAAATCTTAGCAGCCCTGCTAGGGCCGGCGTTCACACACATGTCACTGACCGAGAGGTCAATACCAGACGGGAGCTTATCTGCATGTATGACATCCCAGTAATTTTTTTTGTAAAGCGGCTTTACGTCTTCTTTAGTCAAGGCTTTCATAACCTCCATAGGCGCCGGCTTACCAGTATACTTAGCCCAGTTCCATGCAGTAACGCCTAGCATTGTAGAGCCTTTGTTACCGTAGCCGTCGCCTTTGGCATTCCCAGAATCACGTTCATCTGAAGTAAAGCCACCCTCATGCTTAATCAGCATGTCAAAAAACATTTCCCAGTTATCCTGCATTTTAATCTCCTACTGGTAATTTATCGCCGCACACTCTGACATACACCATGTCTGACGTATAGCTCTCAGACCATTTATTTTCAGTAAATGTGCAGAAATGCCATAGATCATCTACATCAGCATTTAGTAGATCTAAATTGTCTTGTTGGGCTGATACAGTGCCTTGCAAATGCTCTAAGTCATGCACCAGTGAGCTGATATACCAGACCAGTGCAACCAACTGTACAGTCATTGCAAAGGCTAATCCAATGTTCACCTTCACCGCTTACTCTCCAAGTATAATCGTAAGCAGTTAACTAATGTGTTCAAAGATACTGCGCTGAACAACATAATCCATTGCCACATTTCCATTTACTTTCTCCCGAAAAATTTAGTTGCAGAACGCACTGCAAAACTCGCACTCACAATGACGCCTAAAGTATATTGATAATAGCTTGGCATTTGTTCCAAAGCTGTAAATCCTTCAGCTACAACGCCGCGCCCCCACTCTCCGCAAAATGCAAGTATCAGTGGAATTGAAAACAAAATTGTTAGCCACTCGTCCTTCCAAGAAGAGCGAGAACCTTGCGCCATAATGCGCTCCCAATCCGCCACCGAGGTTTCTTTGGAGAGGAGGATTTTACTTTTCGTTTCGGCTTCTGTGAGCTTGAGCTTTGCGTTTGCTTGTTGAGCTTGCGTTTTGGCATTTAACCACCCTCCTGCTAATTCAGCAATCGGTCCTATCAGACTTTGTAACATTGCTATTTCCCCTATCAGTTTTTGCTTCTTTACCTAACCATAGTGCAAACGATGCTGAGAGCATTGCAGTTACGATAGATACAAATGAGCTCTGAGCTACACTTGGATCGGGCAAAGTCATATACCACATACATACTTTCCAAGTTAAAACTATCTGGCAAAGAAATGCTAGTCTCGGTAATATTTTTAACTCGTCAATATAACTAGCTGTTAGTTTTACCATAATAGTTCCTTACATATGCATTAATAATTTTTTTATCACGGGTGATTATAACAACTTTTCCGGTTTTGTCATATAATATGTATTTATTGCGCCATTCTCTCAGTATCACCGCTCTATCTTGATGCAAACCACCTTTGCGTTGGTGCTAGTCACTAAAACTTTAGCATCCTTCAGTGCCTCTTTACACGCCTCCTCGGAGCTATGGCTCGATATGTGGTAGTGATCAAAAGTCCCACTGACTAATTGTAACCATAATAGCACCCACATGGCTACCAACGTCCCTGCCATTTACCGAGGAAATAGAATACGCAGAACAAGATACCACCAGAGATGACAAAAATAAAAGCACCAATAGTAAAGTTAATAACTGCATCGACTTGCTCTTGTTTTTTATATAACTCATCTTTCCGCCTTTTTCGTTGCTCCGCCTCGATGGCCAAAACCTCTTTCCAAGCGGATGGCCCGTATACGAAACTGATTTCCGAACGGAGCGTTTCCCTCATTTCCTTAAATTTACGCTCATTATTCCATATCAAGATAGCGTTTTCTTCATCGCTACCTTTAAACGTCTTTTTCCAAAAGGGAGGGTTCTCCTCACGTTGCTGAAGCATAGCAAAATCCGAGCAGGCTTTGCCCCACTGATTTAGCTGACCGGCTATATCACTTAGATCCTTACCGGCCGAAACGGCGCCCTTGATGGCCTTAAAACTTCCGGTGGCGAGAGCTACGCAACCACTGATTGTAACCGGATCGATTTTAGCCTCCCATAAACGTCATATTTAGTAGCAGCAATAAACTGGCGCCGGTAAGAGCAATCATAATTGTCTCCAGACGGCGTATTTTATTATATAAATCTTTGAATTGTATTTTGATCTCAGTCTTAATTTCTGCAACTTCGACTTGCATGTCATCCATACGTTCATGCGCTGCGGCAGTAGTGCGTTTAGCCATAATAAATATCCTTCTGCTTTGCTTTTCTTTTACCATATAATAAAGGGCTTGTACATCTGTTAACATTTTGTTAACGTATATGTATAACGAATCAATGGAGATACACATGTTTAAATATCATTTAGAATTTTATAATGCAGCAAATAAAAACGACTTACTTAGCCTCAGAGTTATGCAAGGCGCTGACCATGCACTTGAGGAATTTGCTGCTAGTGTAAAAACTTTTGAAGACTTATTAAAAGTCGTCGAAGAAGAAGGGGTCGAAGAGCACCACCTAAAATATTTGCCAGATGAAATTGTTTTAACACGACGCGACTATGGCACTAATACTTTTTCTGTTATGGCCAGTTGGAAAAGACCAACAAAAAATCGTGACCTAGCTTACCGCGAAAAGTGGCAGGGCATTTATGACCGTGATGAGCAGGATTTGTACTAATGTATATAGTTTACAACAAAGAGCATTGGCTAAAGTTTCACAACATAGAAACTGATGACGAGGTAAAAATTTATTACCTAAAGCCGTTTGATCTTAATGACAGCTATCTTGTCACTAATCAATGCTATCGCGCAGGAAGACGCCTTAAAAAATATTTAGATAAGCACCCGTGCAGTAAAAACCCAGTAATGCACTTACTCGATTGGTCAGATAGCTTTGACTAATTGAGACTTGCTTTTATTTTAACACCAAGTTAACAGTTAGAAAAAACGGAGTTAACAACATGGAACTTAAACAGATAGGCCCACGTATTCGTAAAGAAGTTTACGACAAATTTGCGAAGGACTGTGAGAACACACGATATAGTCAGTCTGTGATTATCGAGAAGCTAATCATCAACTACTTGAAGGACAAGGGCTATGAGTTCAACAGTGATATTAGGGATTGATTGCGGCTACCGTAACGGCGGTGTCGCACTTGTCGGAGACGACTGGGCAGAGGTCCACGACCTACCGGTTTACAGCGAAGGCGGCGTTGACGTTGTTGCGCTGTTAGACATTCTAACTAGTGCAGATGTTGAGCACATTTTTATTGAGCGCCAACAGGCAATGCCAAAGCAGGGCGTAAGTTCCACATTTAAAATAGGTTATGGCTTTGGCCAGATCGTCACGACGGCAGCATTAAGTCGTGCACCGTACACAATAATTTCACCGTCAATCTGGAAAAAATCTCTCGGGTTGCAACGAGACAAGGACGCAGCAAGACGTCTAGCTCAGCAATGGTTTCCTAGCTTGGCATCATCATTAACAAAGAAAAAAGACGAGCACCGTGCCGAGGCGCTGCTTATAGCATACTATGGACGAGGAAGACCATGACAATAAAATACACAATGCCTAACGCGGAGTATCACGAGAGCGAAGCACTTAGTGCGTCTGGCGCGAAAACAATAGCCATGAAATCATTAGCACATTTTAAATACGGTGAGCAAAAACATAGTCCGGCTTTTGATCTTGGCACATCCGTACATACACTAGTGCTCGAGCCCCACATGAAGAAGAACGTATGGTGTGGTCCTGCCGCACGTCGCGGTAAAGAGTGGACGCAGCTTAAAGAAGATGCAGAGGCACAAGGAGCCGTGCTCCTAACAGAATCTGATTATGAGCAAGCAAGCAAGATGGCAGACGCCGTTTTGAGCAATGCGGCTGCCGCAGAATATTTATCCGGCGACTTAGTTGTCGAGGCTAGTATGTTTGCCCATGACAGCATCTACAATGTTGACTTACGCGCAAGGCCAGACGGATGGCGCAAAGATATAGCGGCCG